AAAGTGGTTTCGGGAAGGATAGGCCGAAGCTGCTCTTTCCGCCACCCTCTATTCCCCATGCACTAGCAATCATCTTTTCTTCCTCTTGTTCTATCCATAATACTTATCGCTTCACACACAAAGTTGTATCTGCAGTTCTTGCACATCCAGTCAGGTGCTGTCGAGTAGGGCGGGACTATTGTATGAGCAGCAATTGCATGTTCATACAGTTCCTTCCTATTCAGCACAAATGCCCAGTTGTCGTCCAGCTCATCCTGGTCAAAGGTAATCGTCTCGGAAATGATTTTGGCTGTTGGTCGCTCTGCCACATAGATAACTGACAGATTGTACGAGGTCAATCCGCGTATGTAGCAGCCGCCCTTCATGTATATAATCCAGCTCTCCGGTAGCTCACCTTCCTGATACTTTTTTACCCCTGCCCTTGTCGACTTGACCTCGATTAGCTGCTGCTGTCCTTTCACTAGTATCGAGCTGTCTGGCCTGTACACTATTCCCTCTTTCTCATACGCCAGCTCACTCTCCCCTACCGGAAACATTGCCTCTTGCAGTCCATACCCTGTCGAGAACAGCAGCAACTCTGTATCAGTTGGTGCAATGGGTGAGGTCTGGTCTAGTCCAGCCTTTGTCAGACACCCAATCAGTGACGACAAATGCAGCCCAACTCGCTTCTCCGACAGCCTGTACTTCCTGTCCAGTGTGTCTAGTATCATTCTATCTAAACCAGGATTAAGTTCTCTTCTCATCTTTGCCTCTCACAAGGATGGCTAGTGCTGAACGTCTTGCTGGCTTAAGGGTAGCCATAAGTTGCGGCGTCATTTCACTAGCCATCCTCTACTAAATTCAGTTTGCTGGTTTGCTGTCTAGAACGGAGTGACTAGCTGATACACTCCATTCTCGTCTTCCTCCACCTGTTTCGCAAGCACCAGGCCCGCAATGAAGCTCTTGTCTGTTATTGACCGCTGCAGTGTCGTGTCTTTTCTGACCCGCTCATCAGCAAACGCCCACTTGTTGAACTGTGCCTTGGTCTTGCCGACCAGGTTCTTCGCGGCCCACTCAGCCGCAGTCTCTGTCTGTCCGGCAGCACCCACAGTTGCCCCGCCCTCTATTTCCAGGGCAATCCAGACCACAGTCGGAACCATCTTGTCAGGAAACTGCGCAACATCAGCGTTCTTGCTCCAGATTGGCAAAGGTGCTGGCCGTCCATCCTGCCCATCACAGAACACCATTGTCATTCTTCGACCGACACAATCCTTCAAGTCCTCATCCGGCCCCAGCAGTTTCGCTATGCTGTTGGCAAAGTATCCCCACCGGCTCTTGTTCTTGTTTGACTGGCCGATGTTGATAACAGCGGTCGGGAAGTTGTAGGGCGAGGTTGCTACCACGTTGTCCAGGTCTTTGAAGTTCAGGTCAACCCTGATTCCCTGATAGCCCTGTGCCGGTGCGGTCACATAGCCCGCAAAGACACCAGAGAATTTCTTCAGTGGATTGTCGAACTCGGACTCTACCAGTCCTCTTATTGATACCAAGTCGCCTGCTGTAGTTGTCATGTTCTTTCCTTTTTCTACTATATTTTGCCGCTCTGTATCTTTCTGCATCATCTGTCTCTACTATTTCACTCCATCTAGTTCCTCCCTCTCCAACATATCTCCATTATACCATGCCAGCAACCTCACAATCAATAGAGGTGTGAGAAGATAATGTAAATAATATGGCGTATAATACTATTATTATATACCATATTTACCATACACCATCCTTACTGCTGGTCATGTTAGGCCACGTACTGAGGGCTCTTCGTCGGGTACAATCTCTCGCTCAACAACTTCAGGAATCAGCGTGTCGCGGTGCCACTTGACTTTGAATGAAGCGAGAAAAGACTGTGCGTTGCGGGTCTTGCCGAAACTCATCTGGACTGTATCGCTACCTGTATATGGATTGACTAGCTTGATGCGAATGATAGTGTCTAGCCAGTTGTTCCAGTAGCTACTTCCCATTATTTCTTCCGCGCCCAGGTCCACTACATGCCCTGCATTGTCTACGCGGGTAAGTCTAGCGTGGTGGATTATTATGAAAGTGACATGGTACTTGTGACGAATAGCATTGATGCTGCGCTGGAATTTCTTCACCTCGTACTCGTCTGATATGTGGCCTGCGGTGTAGAGCATAAGTGGGTCAAGTATTATGACGAGAGGGAGAGCTGGGTCAGATGCGCGTCGCTTCATCTCCTCAATGTTCTTGACGAGCTCTCCCATCCCATAAGTAGTATCTAGTAGTACCTCATCATCAGGTGTCATGAAGAAGATGTTTGGTGAGGCGCAGTTATTTCCGCGCTTGTACTTTGCGAAACGGTCCTGCATTAGAGCTTTCGGCAGCTCTACCTGATGTGCGAGAACGGTTGCCTTGGTTGTCTTGTAGCCGAACCAGTCTTTGCCGCTCGCTAGACAGTATCCGAGATGGAGTGTGTTCATAGTCTTCCATGTACCAGCCGCTCCGAACATCATCATAATAGTTTCCGGCAGCAGTATTCCGCTGTCGATGATGGCGTCAGCTCTGTACGGAGCTTTCCAGCTGAGTAACTGGTGTTCGTTGTCAATTGTGGACAAGTGCTGTTTCCTTTCAACTGGATAGGTTAGTGCTAATTGCGGAATAGCTTTGGATTGTTAGGTGGCGGTGTAGCGAGGGTCTTCTTTCCTTGGAGTCGAGCGAGGGCGACTGCGTATACTGTTCCGCAATCTCCGCACACATCTAGGGTGATGTGGAAGGCTGGGAGTGGAGTACCAGGAGGAAGCAGCTCAACTTTGGCAGGGTCAGCAACTACACCCTGTCTCATCTCATACCTCATGTTCCACTCTGGTCGGGCAAGCTTTCGCTCAGTCAACTCCTTTCCCAGCTCGTTAAAGAACTGGAAGTCTGAGCCGCAGTTGGGGCAGGAATTGAAGGTCTTGTTGAAGTTAGTTTCCACTTGTCTCCTCTTTCTTTTCTATTTGGTCTGGCTGGAACGTGTCGAAGAAGGCGCTGTTCTTGGCGACATAGATGAGCTGTCGCCACTTTGAGACTGTTGACGGACTGATGCTGAGCTGTTTGCCGACCTCGTATATAGTGCCCTTCTCAATCAGCTTATCGATAGGGCTCTTGTGCTTGAACTCTAGCATCCGCATAAGACTGGACTTGGCAAAGATGGCGTCGGTCTCTGCGATTGGGACAAGCTTGCGGGACAACTTCTTGAACTCGACGCCTCGTTGCTTTGCTATTTGCTTTCTGATATCTGATAATCTTGTCATGTGCTCCTGTTTCTGCCACTAGATTTGTTAACTGCATGGCAGCAAGTAAGTCTCCGATTGTCCACCTTGTCTGACAGTCTGGACACACCCACTCGTCTGATGAGTAGGACGGTGAGAGGATTGTGTTACAATCTGGACAGGCAAGGTAGCCAGTGATAATTATGAGTTTGTCCTGATACTCGATATAGCGAGAGACACCTGTGAGATGGGCCGCTCCTTCAATCTCAACTGTTTGGTGCATAGCTAGTCCGGCCACGCTTCCTGACATTCTATACAGACCCACTCAGCTAGTGTTGTGATGTAGCGGACAAGTGGGCTGAAACAGTAGGGGCAAGTCATGGACAGTACATGACTTATCCTCTCATCATAACACACATCGCACAGTCGCTGTGGAGGAGCGAGTGGGAAATGGCAGCAGACACAGCTCACAAGGGTTCCTGCCAGCGAGAGTCTGTTGGGTCTACGTCGAGATGGATACGGAGCATTAACTGTCTCAACTCTCCCAACTCGTATGAGTGTACCATGCTCCAGGGGCTGGTGAGACTATCCCAGTACTTTGCTATGGTGGTATGCTTGTACGGCTCGTATCCGTACATGCGGATAAGTTCGGTAGTGCTGATGTTACACTGTAGAGGCTTTGTACTTACCATCTGCGTTTGTGGTTCCTCATCTTTCTTGCAATCTCGCGATGGAGATAGAGCAGGACTAGGTTGACTAGGGATACTAGGGCTAAGACGATGAGCATGAACCCCACTAGACAGGCTCACTTTGGAAATGAACTAGCATTGATGCTGTCTCCTCTTGGCGTTACTGGTGGAGGAGTGGAGTCGGGACTGCTTTTCCCTCTCCCTCCATCCATATCCCAACTGATGCAGGTGTCTGTCGGGCAGCGGCTTTCGAGGTAGAAGGTAGACCTTGTGTTATTGCAGTGAGCAAAGCCATACTTGTTCTTTCTCAGATAGCCGCAGGTGAGACAGATTCTGATTGCCACTATTGCTGCTTCTCCCCCTCTGGACACGCTACTCTTCCGCCCTGCCACTGACCCCTATATTGTGCAGACAGTTCCTGCTCCTTCAGCTCCTCAAACTCTATCATGGCGATACGAGCGTTTCGAGCAAGGAAGAAGTCTGTTCCGCCTCTGTTCTCTATCCCGAAGGTCAGGATGCCTTCGTATGCTGGTGATATGGATGTGCAGGTGAGGATAACACCGCAGCGCTGGAGTGTGGTACGAGGGTAGGCGTGGGCTAGAAGGTCAGGCGGGGTGAATATCTTTTCGACTGTGGTGACAAGGTAATAGCGGTGTGGTGTAAGGTACCAGCCAACCTCAGATTCTGTGGGGTGGCCGAGCTCTGGGTAGTTGTCGAGTTTGAGAGGCACTATGCTTGGTGTGCATCTTGCACCCATGTTGGAGAGTAGCACACCCTCACCCTCCAGTCCGAACACTGTGCCTGCTCTTACCTCCAGACACGCACCCTCAATCTCCTTCCCGCAATAAGGTTGCAGTACTGGCGGGAGCGTAATAGTTCTTGTCAATGTTCCTATCTTCCCATCTTCATATACCACTCCTTGTGCACTGTATGTGTACTGCCTCTCCTGCAACAATAGCCTTAACTCTCCGCTGCCAAGTTTCATCTTACTCTCCTACCTGATTTACTATATGGCTGATGCTAACTACCTGTCCTGGTGCGTTGTCTACGTCTGTTCCTACTACTACAATGTTGCCTGCTGGCGTCACGTAGACCATGCTGCTTTGGTAGTCATAGCAGCGCTTCCAACCGTGGTGCTCTGCCCATCTCATGAAATGCCCTATCTCTATATTGTGACTCATCAGGTCTCCCTTCTCTATTACTCTAGCTCGTACGGCTCGCGGCCTCTACCAGGCCACACAAGGTCAGCATCAGTCTGCTCAGCTATCTCATCCATTGTCTGCATGATTGCGTCACTCTGCTGGGTGCATGTGCAACCTTTCCAGCAGCCCCTATCTGCTTCACAGTAGCTGAGTGGTAGGCACAGCCGCTCGAGATATTCAGGGCAAGTTAGGAGGTCAAAGGAAGGTGAGTGTGGGCAGTCTGGAAAGTGCTCAGACTCATGTTCTAATTCGATTTCCTCACTGTCTGGTAAGTCCACTGCTTTCTCCTTCATGTTTATTGTGGATTGTGGGATGGGCAGTACTTGACCACCCTTCCGTTGAGTGTGGCAGGCTCATGGTTGCGCCTGTCCTTTGTTGCACCGCACACTTTGCACTGGTCAATGATAGTATATTGCCACTGATGTAGTCGACTCATCTCATCCTCCTTTGAGATAGTGTTGGCTTCACATTTCTTGCAGACTGCGCGGATAGCATCTGCTACCTGGGAGGGAAGGATATCCTTTCCATCACTATGTCTATCTTCGCACAGTAGTCTAGACTTGGGCAGATGAGAGTATCTCCCTGCTCCTGAAGCGGTAGAATCTTCTCTGACTTCCTGCAATTCATGCCGTACCGTTCGCACTTGAACTCCGGGCATGGTGCGTCTTTAGGCGGGCAAGGGACTAATAGTCTCACCCGCTCGCCATGCTCACCACGCCATGCGGCGAGGAGTGCGAGTTGTCTCCGTGCCGCTTTTAGTTGCTGTTGTTTATGGAAGGAGTCAAGGTCATCCCACGGCATAGACCAATACTGCTCGTAGCTGTCTTTGGCGAAAGCTTCCTCAAGCTGCTCCTGTAGTGAAGGCTTCTCCCTGATATCGCAGGGCTTATTGCATTTATTACATATATACCAATGAGTAGTGCCTTCTCCACCTACTCTTATTGTTTCGTTGCAGCATCGTGAGATGCTGGTCACGGCTGTGCCTCCAGCGTGGCCCACGCATGCTCCACAACATAGGCACCCATCCTCTCTAGTTCGTACACATTTCTGCCGTATGCATTAACAACATACCTGTCTATTACCGATTGAGCAGCTTGCTTCGTGGGAAATTTAGCGGCCTGTGATGCAGACGCTACCCACTCGTAGCCATTGAAAAACTGTAGGCTATTCACTTGCGGAGTTCGTTCGATGAGCCACCATATTGCCTGCCCCTTCATCGCCTCGACCAGCTTCTCGGCGGCAACAAGTTCCGTCTGTTTCTGCTTGCAAACTTCTTTTGCTTAGGCCAATAGGTTCAGCGCCTCATTGCGCTGGTTTTCCGTAGCAACACGTTCTGCCTCCAGCCGCATGTTCTCGGCTGTCAGGCGCTTGACTTCACTTATGCCTGTGCCGTTGCATCTGTCACACTGTTTGTAGTGGTATCCAAAACAGTCAACCCCCTCAAACACATGTCCTTTGCCTTGGCACATCTCACACTTGATATCGCTCATGACTGCTCCTTTCCGGGGAGGGCTGACTGACAACGTTCCGTGAAGAAGCTGTGCGTTGACCTGTACTCGCCGGTTTCAATGCTGGCCCGTACCTGAGCCCTGAACTTCTCAATGGCCTCTCGCTTGGTCTTGTACCCCATCTGCAACTGAGGCTCAAAGACGATGTTCGACCAGAGCCACCAGTAAGGGGCGATATACCACGAGTATTTGTCGGGCTTGTAGAGTCTGCTCTGAGGGTGTCCGCTGTGGTGGCAGTGACCGGCCAGTAGAGAGTAGCCAGAGTTACCGAACAGGCACCGAGCGAGACACGCACCCAACTCCCAATGTACTTTCTTCTGGCCTTCGTCATCCAGATAGTCCAGACCCCAATGACCTACGTCGTGGAGGAAGATGCAGATTGTTTCCTTGAACGATGGTGTCTTCCCGTACAGATACCGCCATGACTTCCAGACAAGCACCGAATGCACTGGGGAATGGCATCCTAGAATTACACTGACGGTTCCCTGCCTCATGACAGGTATCCGCTGTCAGTTCCATGGGCCACATACAACCACTCTAATTCCTTCTGCCCTTCGGTTATTGCCATATCTCCTCCTACCTCTCCTTCCTGTTTCCTTTGTGCGATGGCAAGCAACACGGACAGACTGGTACGAAAGCCGTGAGGCGCTGGTAGTGCCCACAAACTGAACAGACCAGATAGGTATTGGCTCCTAGTCTCACCTGACTCCGTCGCTGAACAGTCTGCTCACTCATCTTATGCGCTTGAACTGCTCCTCTGTCGCTTCACGAACTCCTTCATTTCCTGCTCGGTCATCTTGCGCACAGTGACTGGACCATCGTGTCCGCGTTTGGGCTGGAGTTCTGTAATCATCCGCTTGTTGGAGAATCGCACAACTTGCTCTGTCTTCTTGTTGGCAGACCTGACCCTTACTGACAGCACATCTGCAATTGACTGTTCGAGTCGGCCTGCTCTCATATCCGCTGCCCACAACACCATCTCGTCCTCGCTGTACATTACTGTCCCTCTCCTTTTATACTGTTGGTCTTGTCTTCCAGTACCATCATTGCTGTTGCTACTACGTCAGTCACCATCAGTGTGATGCCGTAGTGTTCCTGCATATAGGCGATATAGATTTCTATCGCCCTCAACTGACCGCGTGTCCTGACTACCTTCGTCGGAGCATCTGGTATGCCTGGTAGTGACATTGGCCTTACCAAATAGATTGTCAGCTCATTCTTCAATACCCAACTCCTTCCTCGCCTCACTATCCCACGTGGCCGGAGCATGCGCTTCCGCATAGAAGGCAAAGGCTGAGGCTGTGTTATCATCCTCATCGAAGTTGATAATTACTTCACGATAGCCACCGAAATCATGAGGGAAAGATTTGGTGGCGAAGCTGCATGAGTCAGGCAGTTCGCCTAGTTGCCGAGTGAGCTGGTTAATATAGGCCCTGCATTCCTTCCTTACCTGCGCAGCATAGTTATCCTGCCCTACCTGAGCACAAGGTTCGTCGTTCGGAGTTGGGCCGAGTGAAAGATAATTTAGCACTGCTCTGTTTCTCTCCTTACATAATCAATTGCTGTAGCAAGAGCCAATCGTACTGTGGCCTCAGCATCGTGCATATCAGCCAACTTACTCAGAATTGCAATCACCTCACTCGTCTCCATACAGTTGCTCGCCTCTTCCGCACTCATTGCAGAACTGTGAAACATCGCCTCCCTGTGGCAACTACCATGATACACGCAGTTCGGCCAACATGTCTCCTGAGTTTGCTTACATAACTCCGTCTTGTCGCGCATCGCCTAGTCCAGCTTCCACTTGCCGGTAAGTATCACAACATTGCTAACTATTGGACTGTGTGGACTACCATAGAGTCTCGTGCCTACCTTGTTAATCGGCAACCCCTTCAGCAACCCCTCCTCATTCACCACCATCTGGCCCTCGAAGGCGGGATTGTAGATGGTGCGGTGGACAAGCTCTATCCAGCCACCCACCATCTGCTGACACTCCTCCAGCGTTGGCTTATGGTCAAGCTTCACAACCGTACCATCAGTCCCGTAGAAAATTGCGCTGTTCATCTCGCACCACCAATCTTCCACATTCCATCCATCGCTGTCGACTCATGCTTATCCGTCGATTCAGTCGGTTCCATCTGTTCTTTCCTTTCCATATACTTTGTCCTTTCCATCTGTTCAGTCTGTTCCATATCCATCTCCATACAGCGTGGTATTCAACCCACACCCTATTATACCACGCCAGCCACCTACATCTCAACACAAGTTGACGGAATCAACAAGAACTTCCCCCCATGTTGACGGAATCAACAAGTTCCCGCCCCGTGTGCATCAGCCCACACACGCCCCCAAGTATTACTGAACAGCAATGCACAAAAATGGACAAAGAGAAAGAGGCTAGGTTGGCAACTTCACCTAGCCCCTTCTAGTCGCTACAAGTTCACGTTCAAAGTGTGCGGTTTAGATTATGCCAGCTTCTTTCAGCAGCGCCATCCTCACCCTATTCCTCCAGCCACCGTTTTGGCTGTGGTCATACGCTTGCTGAAACGTCATGCCAGCAGGCACCGTTTGCTCCACCTTGTCGATTGTGACAGTCGCAGCCTCAGCGAACATTACATGACCGCCGACCTGTGCGAGAAGGTCGCTGGACTTCGCCGGATTGGCAACATAGCTGCTCTTGCCCGCTGTTCCTGCCTCACCTGAAGCCTTCGCAGCCTTCGCAGCCTTCGTGATTCGGCATGTGGTGAGCTTTTCACCAAAGTCCATCGCATACCAGAACCCATCAGCTCCGTCGTACTTCCCGCTATCGCGCAGTCTCGTCGCAACCTTATCAAACGCAGCCTGCACTTCAGCAGTCAGTCCGGCCAGCTTCGTCTGTATCTCCGCTCGCTTCGCAGCTTCCGCAGCAGCCTCCGCCTTCGTGTGGAGCTTGGCCAGAACCGCCATGAGCTTCATGTCCTTCTTGGCCCACGCTTCGCCAATCGCAGCAAGCAGCTGGTCAGCCGTATAGGTTGTGTAGTCAATCTCGACAACTGGAGTGGCACTAGTTCCGTCTGTAGTCATAGTAGATTCTCCTTCAAATTTTATGGCTGAATTCTACTACGCTATTGCCACTTCGTAGCTTCCATATTCAATTGTAGATTCCGCAATGCCTAGCCCGCTCGCTGCACCTCTTTCATATTCACACCTATCATCCACCCTTCATCCACAATACGTATCATATAGGATTGGCTGGCCGCTTGGGTGTGGATTGCCCTACAATGCCATACATCTTTTGTGAATTTCTTGTGAATAATTAGCCTGACATAACTATCACCAGCCACCCACCCTTCCACTCATTCGCACCTGCATATATTCGCACCTACGCATATCCTCACCTTCGCACGCATCCACACCAGCCGAACAGATGTTCACCTTTCCTGCCACACCAGCCTTTATGTCCGACATAAGAGACTTGACCCTGCTGCCTATTTGCTGTGTGTTTTTTTGCTTGGTGGGCGTGAACTAGAATTTTCCGCGCCCTCAAACTCGCTGCATCCACCAGCCACACACACCCACTCTCACACAACTATCTGGCCATCCACAGCTTCGTCCAAGGTGGCGCTACCCACTCCATCCGCAGCACTCCATCCAGTCACCTACCACCTCTTCGGCACACCGCCATAGGACTCGATGAGTTGCTTGAACTTCTCCAACGACTCAGCAAGGTGGAGTAGCTTCTCAGGGCGTCGCTTATGTCGCATCTCGAAGTCCACCCGCTGCATTACTGCCGCTCTTCGCCTCAGTATCTTCACCCTCTCCACCTTCACAGCATCCGGCATAGAGACAGCTTTCCTTCCTCGTGTCTCAGTGTGAGGGCGCATTGATACGCTCAGTATTCCTCTGTCCACCCAGCAGTACGGGTCTTTCGCGTGGAAGTACATGGTTTTTAGCCAGCTCTTCCCGCTATTGGGCGGGTGCATGTAGTAGGTACAGACCACCTGATACTCGCCCGACTCTATCATTTGAGAGCAGTGGCGACATTTAGCTCTCTTCCTGTTGATTGAAATTCTTACGTTCATGCTCACTCCTTCCTGCTCATAGCTGGCCTTCCGCCCCTTAGACCGTCTGGTGTTTTGAGGTATCGCTTGACACTGACCCTATCTACTCCAATAATACGAGCAATGTCATCTAGCGGCACACGCAACTTTCTCAACTTCTTCGACAGCACTACTCTCTGCATTGTGCGCTCCACCAATTCCGACACCTCTAGTTTACAGTAGTCAGGGTACGGGCACTCATACACACAGAACTTCACCCCGTCATAGCTACTCGCATCCTCAATCCCATTCTCTCTCATTGCCAGACAGCATCTGTTCTTCGCGCCCAACCGTTTTTCGTCCATACTGCTATTATACCACACAGCAACTCTACGATTCAATGGGTAGAATAATATAACAAATTATACATAAGATATTATTATTATACATCCACATTATTACACATCTTGCTGGTGACTGGCGGAAGATGTACAATGAGGATAATAGTAAGATATCATCGGAGGAGATGCTGTGGAGGCAAAGCAGGAGAGTCAGCGGACAGGATTTCATAAGGCTGATAGTCAGGCAGTGGTGGACTCTACCACCTTACCTGACATGGATGAGCCTGAAATAAGTATTCCGCAAAGTCTTGTACCCTATGCGAGAAATGATGATAGAGCGAGATACCTGGGGCTGAGAGCTAGTGGATTCGGGATTAGGGAGGCGCTCAGTCTGTTGGGGAAGGCGAAGAGCACACTATCGCTCTGGCGGAAGGATGAGAAGTTCTTCGACCTCGAGAGTAGGGTGCCAGAACTGAGAAAGACACTGGCGATGGAGTATGCAGGGCTAGAGTTCCTGCGTAACTATCGACTGGTATTGGAGAAAGATTATCGTGTGCTGAACGGGAGCTTAGCAAGACAAAGAGTTCTGGACGATGACGGTCACTGGCACACCACACCACAGGACAGCCAGGACTTCCAGTATCTCCTCAAGCTCCGCGCTCACTATACTCCACAGCAGCTCCAGTCGATTGAAGCACTGTTTGGAGATGGTGATAATAAGGAAGTGTTCAACTGGTCCGAGTTTGTTCTGACCATGAGCCGCACCACAAAGGAAGAGGTAAAGGTAGAGACTCGCCACCGCTCACCCTCAGCCCTCTCTCCAACTATTGTAGACGGAGGCGCTAATGGCGAGGAGGAATAGGACAACAGCCGCAGTATCAGCAGCCTCTCGTCGCAATATCAACAGGGCTCAGGTAAGTCGCGTCAGACGACACGAGCCGCGAAGGACCGGCAACAGCTCCCGCTCCGCCAGGACTCGTCGTGAACGATAAGATTCAGGCGCTCTTTGCAGACAGAAAAAGGCTGATAGAGACACTGGTCCCGATTGAGAACAAGGACCGGCAGATAGTTCCCTTCATCCTCAACCCGATACAACAGCGCATGATGGCAGAATCCACCTGGCGCGATGTCTATGTGAAGCCGAGTCAGGCAGGTGGCACCAGTATCATCATGTGCGATTTTCTGCTCGACTGCATCATGTTCAAAGGAACTACAGCAGTCATTATCTCCTACGATGAGTTTATTACAGGCAGGCTACTGAGGAAAGCCAGAGCCTTTTACGACAACCTGAGATTGGTGATGCCTTCCATCCCGAAGCTGCACCATAAGAGTGTAGCAGAGATGACCTTCATCTTCGAGGATAGACTTGGTACTAAGCAGGGTGAGAGTAGCTTCTACATTGCATCTGCTAAGGGTTTCGCTATGCCTCGTGGTGAGCCGATACATGATTTGCTGTTGGACGAGCTGGCGTTCTGGCCACCAGGCGCGGCTACTGAAGCCTTTGCAGCCTCTCTCAATCGTGTGCCACTCAAGCCAAATACAAAGGTACGTGCCATCTCAACTCCCAATGGTGAGGATAGTGACTTCTACGAACTGTACATGGCAGCAAAGGAAGGCTGGCATTTAGGCAAGTCAGTCTTTAAGGCGCACTTCTACCCCTGGATTGAGCTGCCCGAATACTCGATGGAACCGAATAGTGAGTTTGCACTTCTCCACGACCGCCAGCAGTTCCTCTCCACCATCACAGAAGACGAGGCGAAACTGATGCTGCGGATGAGTGATGCAGGGGTCAGTGTTGAGGAGGCTCACAATAAGCTCCGCTGGAGACGTTACAAGATTGCTGAGTCGCAGAGTCTGAAGAGGAGTGGCGAGACAAGACTGTTGTTCGGACAGGAGTTTCCAGAGGACGATGTGAGCTGTTTCCAGTCTGCTGCCGACGAGTGGTACCCGCATGAGGAAGTGAATAGGCTGGCGAAGTTGTGCTACCCGCCCAACTCTTTCCATCTCGGTGCTGACATCTGGTATCCACCCGAACCAGGACAGCAATACCTAATGGGCATAGACCCTGGACTAGGAAAGATATCAGAGTCTGTTGCGACTGTGTGGAAGTTCACAGAGGATTCCTTTGTGCATTGTGCAACCTTCTCTGGTCTGTATGCAGGGAAAGAGATGGTCCAGAGGTGCGAGCCTGTTGCGCGCTTCTATAATGACGCTATGATAGCGAACGAGGATGCGCTGGACATCACTTCCCACCTCACCCACTATCCAAATTTGTATTACAGGACTGACCTGGTAACTGGCATCGTCAGCACAAATATCGGCTGGCAGACAAATGGCTCTACCAAAGTCTTCATGTGCAATGAGTTGAGCCGGTCACTCCCAAAGATAACCACCCATGACATCAGGATTGTCAGCCAGCTCCGCAACATTCGTGAGGGAAAGTCGAGAGGCCGTATCATTCCGATTTCAGTAGGTGCTGACGACTATCATGATTCAGCTGCTATTGCGATTGTCTGCAGAGGGTCTATTCAGATGGAGCGTGGCTTTGTAGGTGCAAAGGGCTGGTCCGATGGCTGGGGACAATAGATTGAAGTATACGCAGGGAGAAACGAGATGCTAGGCGCAATTGATATCCAGAACAGGTCGGTCGCACTGCAGCGCTATTGGTCACGCCGCGATACTAAGTTCCGTGACTGGTACGAGCAGATAAAGATGGTAGACACTCTTGCTCAGCGAGACATGGAAAGCTTTGTTGGTAACGACCCAAGAGCTTCCTTCAATCTTATCTCAAGCATCCTGAACCAGCCCATCCCCCACCGTCTGCCGCCCGCTCGTCTGGACGCTGAACAGATACGACCAGCTGCCGAGCTCTCCCTCATGTTCGATACTATCTGGGAGAATGTTGCATACTCCTATCGCCAGCGCGGCAGATATCTGCAGAAAGACATCATCGAGTATCTGTTGGCGACTGGCTGGTATAGTGTATTAGCTCTCCCCTCAGCTGACGGTTCTGCCTGCATTGTTGAAGCCTGGAACCCCATCACAGTCTACCCGAAGTGGAGTGATGTCCTGTCAGAGTGCGCTCATATCTTCTCTCCTGGTGCTGCATCAATACTGCGAATGGCTGAGCGGAATGGGTGGAAACTGAAGTCAGCTCCGTCAGACTCTACCACAGTCTATGATTACTGGTGGATTGACCAGACAGTCGCTAGCATCATAGTCCACAATGCAATCATGGTAGGGAATGAGTTGGTCAAGCCTGACACAATTGAGCCGAAGTTTAAGCGCATTCCTATCTTCGTATTTCCCATAGGTGGACTGCCGGATACTGGCGAGTTAGCAAAGGGGAAACACGCAGAAGATTGGAAGCAAGACATCGGCCAGTCCTTCATCGCCACGAATGAGAATGTCTACAAGACAGTCAACAAGTGGTGGACCTTTATGATGCAGCTGTTGAGAGATACTGCTCAAGCCCGCACATATGAGAAGTCCACTTCGACAAAGCAGCTCGTATCTCCTGAATCGTGGAATAGGCGAGGTGCGCACTACAAGCTTGGTCCTCAAGATGAGATAGGCTTTATTCAGCCACCCGCTGTCCCTGTCGAACTCAGAAGTATCCAGCTTGACCTGGAAGCTATGGAACAGCGAGGTGGACCTAGCTGGACAATGTTCGGCAGTATCCAGCAGCGCATGACTGCATACGCTATGAGTCAGGTGGTGGCAACTACTAATCAGATTGCCAAAGCCTACCACACTGGCATCATAGACCTGTTCACTGACATCGACAACTTCTTCCTCGACATGATTAGAGAGCACAACTACAAACCCTACAGCATGTCACTGCCCGACAACCTGCCAACTAGTGTGAAGCTGTCGGCTGCGTATGAGCTGCGGATTCCTGGCGACCTTACCCAGCGTGCCACAACAGCTCGCATGTTGAACAGTGACTTTGAGATAAGTGACGAGCGAGTGATGGAAGAGCTGTTTCCTGAAATCAAGAACCCTTCGGAGGAGTTGGCACTGGTACGTGCAAGCAAGGCGCGAAAAAATGACATCTACTCTCAACTCAGCCTCATATCAGCTCTCAAAAAGGAAGCGCAACTATTCCGCAATGCAGAGAACATTGAGGATGCGCAGTTGTATGAGAAGGCTGCGGCTAAGTTAGAGCAGTCTTTCAACTCAGCTCCGGCATCTCCCGCTCCTCGCCAGCCTGTCCAGTCAGAACCCGCACTACCAGAGGAGGTATAGTCCGTGCCTGATAATCCACTAGCACCCGCCATTCCTTCACTCAACATCCAGACACGCTTCCAGAAGACTCTCGGAGAGTGGAATACGCGATTCGACCAGTACTCCAAGAAAGCTGAAACACTCTTCCCTACTGTCCAGACACTGCAGGAGCGGCAGAAGTACTTCACCATTCCTGTTGAGCCTCTGCAGAAGATGCCTGGTCACAACACACTCCAGGATGTCGCCTACCTCTCAACTCTAGGCATAAAGGACCAGGCGTACCTGAAGGGTGCGGAGAAGGATGTGACTGGAGCCTACTCCAAGGATGGCCGCAGGTTTGGCGACGATAGTGGAAAGAGTGCACTGGAAGCCGCAAAACTCGGCAATCAGGTGAAGTTGCTGCTGAACGAGTGGTCTGCAAATGTGTTCTACTCGAATCTGTACAGTACTGCCGCTTCTCTTATCGCCACGCGCAAGGTTAATTCCGTTGAAGAAGCTATGAGCTACCTCAGTATTCCCGACAGTCTCACACCCGAAGAGCTCATGGATGCGAGGAATGAGCTGGCGATACTCCTTGCAGTTCGTGACGAGCCGACACCAACCGAAGTCCACACCCCTTCAGACGCATTGCAGAAGGAATTCTTTACAGGATTAAAGCCGCCTGCTAATATCCAGGCTACACCAGTATCTCTCCACTCCCTCTCTGTCGACTCGCTCATGAAATCTCTCACCACTGTCGCTCCGCCTCAAACAGAGTGGCTCCAGTCGGAGTGGGAGAGTTTTCTCACCGCCAAGGGGTATAATCTTGAAGACGCTGATACTGAGACAGTGAAGGCGGCAGATGCGCTTGTAGCCGAAGCACTCAATCGGAAGAGCATGTTAGACGCCACCTTCCAGTCCATTCGCGAGATGCCCACTCAGTCAGCCCTCTCCATCATGGTGCGAAGTCTAGTCAATCCGCCACTTGTTGCTCTCGAGGCGCTGAATGTATATTATGAGCATGTATCTATTCCGTTTGCTGGCTGGATGTACGGAAGCATCCCTGACATCGAGAAAGCCTATAATGAGTTCAAGTTGGCCAATCCTGACGCATCTCAACGTGAGGCAAGAGTTTACGCATGGAAAAAGTGGGAGGCACCAGGACCTCCTGTCCTCGACTTCATGCTCAAGAATATGCTGATGGAAGGTGCTGTAGACCCCGTCACTTATCTTACTTTTGGTGGTCTAGCTACTCGTGGCCTTCGCGCAATGGGTCCAGCTGGGAGAGTACTGGCTGCAGGCAACGAAGCAATGACTGCAGTTCTCGACCTGCCGTTCGACGCAGTAAAGTACACTGCTAAGTCTATCATCCCGAAAACTATCTCACAGCAGGGTGCAGTTCTCTCCCGCGAGTCGCTACAATTCCTCAACCGATACTTTGAGATATACGCAGGTAAGCAGCCACTTATGACCATCCGACTGCGCAAGCTCACCGAAGCTGTCGACTATGCCTTTGACCACCTCACTCAGAATCCTCGTGCAGAAGATGATGTTGCAGTCGCAGCCCGCGCCCTTCTCAACCATGCTCCAGTCAGCCGCGAGGAATTGACCAGCTGGATAACTCGCCTCCGCAAAGCAGGCGCAACTACTATCGACCCAAAGTCTATTGATGATAGGCTGCTGGCTGAGGTTGATGAGCTGTTCGAGAAGGTCTTCAATCACATACCAGGTCATATCCCTGATTCTGCTGCACCCGCTCTCCTCACTCTCCTTCGTGCAGATGTAGTAGGCGAGGTAACAGAAGACATCAGCCAGCTATCCGCTCGACTCTTTCTCGACCGCACAAATGCAATCTTCAAAGATGCGCGTGGGTTTCTGGCGGAGAAGACAGCCGGAAAAGCTCTCCAGTCACTTGCCCGCCGTTCCCTCAAGGTCAATACTGAAATTGCAAAGTCTGAGGCAATTCAGGCATCTAGAAGAGCTGGTCATTTCAGAGTCTTCCTCTTCAATGCTGACCGGCATCTTATCCAACCTTGGATGAGCCAGCTTGACCGGTATCTTGTCAGACCTGCCGCCGAAGCCTACCTCACCTTCGGAATGTACGGGCCTATGAATATGATAGAAGACTATACAAGGTCTGTTCTAGGTGGAGTATTTCCAGGCCGCATGAGTGCAGCTCACTACGCAATCCAGACAGTTGGGTTGTTGGATGACCCTCACATGCACGCAGAGGCAATTTCTGAAATGCTGGGGAAGTTCAACCAAGTCGGCACCAGGACCAACTGGATAGTAACCGCAGCAACTCTACCCATCAGCCTTCCACTCCAGCTTATCACACGCGGGAAAGTGACACCGAAGAAGCTGTCTCAGTATATCTTCCTCAACATGGTAGAGCGGCAGGGTATGGTGAGTATGAGCATCCGTATGCACTTCAAAGCTGCTCGCATGAACCAGATACTGTCCGACATGGCTCCAGCAGAGACCGCACTCCTTCGCGCCACTGTTCCTACTTCCCGCTCAGCCTCATTCAAGGCTGCTCCAAAGTGGGTCAGAGAGGGGATACTTGCTGACCTCGAGAGTGCCGCGCTCACCAACAAGCTCACACTCGACAATCCTGACCTCATCAAGCTGTTGAAGGAGAGCTACACTCACGACAAGATTATCCGCAAGGAACTGTATGACATCATCTCAAAGTATCCTGACCTATCTCCCGACACGCGCAGCACCCTTCTCGACGCGTTCGATGAGAGGCTCATCTTTGAGTCGGTCACACCTGCTGCTCAGCGCACCGTTCCCTACACTGTCATCGCAGACACAGTGACGGCAAATGCTCAACTACAGCCCTTCCGTATCATGTCTGGCAACAAGCACATCGCCACACTCCTCACCGACCGGCTCCATCGAATAGAGCCTTCATCCCTCACCATCCTAGAAATAAACACGCTCGGCAAGAAGGTCTTGAACAAGACTGTTCTGAAAGATATTCTGGCGGCTGTCGCAGCTGAGGCGCAAAAGCAAGGCATAACCACTATCGACATCATCCCGAAGAAAGCCCACTCTGTCATGTACGAGATGGCAGGGTTCAAGAAGGTCATCACAGCTCAGCACCCAGACGGCTATTACAGACTGAGTGTGCTGGACGTGGAGAAGTTCTCACCTGTCCCTTCCCACGACAGCATCAACTCCTTTGTCAAGTCACTGCAAGATGTCGAGACGAATGACTACCTCCTCGGCCCAGACAGAGCAATACAGGATTTCAAAGCACTGACTGACCTGCTTGTTGCTCTTGATGTCTCTAATCCAGCTGCGATGTCTGACCTCATCTCTGCACTCCACCGCATGACTGCAACATACGGAGCGCTTCCTACTCAAACCATTGCTCGCGCCACCATCAAGAGCCGTGGACTGCCGCTCAACGACCGTCGCATACACTTCGACACAGAGAGTGACCGTATCGCTCGATTTATTGCAGCTGCCGATTCCAACATAGACACAGTAGTCAACAAAATTCGTGCTGACCTTGCAGCTCTCCCTACTCTGTCCAATCAGTCGGCTCTCTCAGCACACCAATCCTATATCGCATCTACCCAGCAGTACCTCAACCTCGTCACCACAGCTCGGAAGCTCACCTCGGAGGCTCGCGCAGCTGACATAGCTTTCCGCCAGTCCTACTTCGCCCACGCCACACCAAAGGACATGAAGAACAGCAGCTTCTGGGACACCTTCTACACGTCGGTTGCAAGGAACTGGGACGACACATCTCAGCAACTCGCCCTCATCAACAGCCAACTCCACAACACTATTGCAGACATCAACACTGCTGTTGGCGCAAAGACTGCGCCTCGCCGTCCAGTCATTGTCGAGAACAGACCACTCGCGCCTGCCGATGTAGCCAAACTGCTAGGTGCGCGCAATGATGATGTGAGTAAGATGCTGCTTGATGTGCTGTTGCCGGAGGGCGATAAGAAGTACTTTGTTGCCTTTGTAATGGGTCTAGCAAAACCCAACTTCGACAAGGGATTCACTGCTGAAGCTGTTGGGGAAGTGTATGACCAGATTGCTCGTTCCATCCAAGTTGACCCGAACTCAGCTTCATGGTTTAGAGTCAGACAGAAGCAACTCGACTCACTCGCCTCCGACCTCCACACACTATACGACGCGAAGGTGTTTCCTGCTGAACAGAAAGCCGCCATTGATTCTCTCATTGACGAGACTGCTAAGAACGGCAGTGCAGTCTCTCGCGTATCATCTATTCCTGACCACGACATTGCACTAGGCGAAAAGCGTGTCACGGAAAAGCAGTTACAGATTAAGAACTACAAGAAGCAGTTACAGGAAGCTATAGACTACGATGCTGACGAGGAGGATATTGCTAGTTACAGGAAACAGATTGCTGACCTCGAAAACACTACCGACACAACAGAGACTGTAGCAGTGACAGACTACGAGTATCTTGCTAAGATTCGTAGTGAGCTGACTACTGCCGCCGAATCTATTCCGATGCAGAGAGTCCTGCTATCTGATATTGCTGAAACTATGTCTACTGACCCTGAGATAGTTCAGCTGCTCATCACGCAGAACATCGACATTCCAGACATCATACCTGACCACTATAAGTTACAGATGATGCTGGAGAATGCACTCCTTGACGCTGACCCACAACTCGCTCCTCGTCTCCAGTCCTTGCTCGACAGCCTCGATACAGGTGCGTACGATAACCTTAAAGAAGTCATGGAGAAGTGGTTTAACTCTTACACCAACAGTTCACTCCAGCTCTTTGGCCGTACAGCAAAGGCACATCCTGAGTTCCTTGCCAAAATACACGCCATACTGCGCGAGAAGTATCCTTCCGGCTACATCCGCATCTATCGCGGTAAGGGTAAGGCGGGCAAGCAATATCTAGACCGTGAGTTCACTAATGTTACTTCCAGCAAAAATACAGCTCTGGACTTTGAGAATACCTGGACAAACACGCACGAATCGTTCGAGATAGTAGTCGGAAAAGATGCCCTCTATGAAGGCAAGATTGTTACTATCCTTGATGATGGTGACTCTGCTAAGAAGGGCGAAATACTGATATCTGATAACGGGGTTGAAAAGTCTGTGCCACTCTTTGCGCTCTCTGACCCGCACAAGCCTCCACTACTACTCGACAACATCCTTATCCGCATAGAAGATGTCGTAGGTATTGGTAGTGTTGACGAGTCCGAGCTCATCATTCCTTCCTCTGTTCTTCGCGAGCGTATCAACAGTCTACTCCCGACACCTGCTGTTCCTACAGCCAACTTCCGCAATTACGATGAGCTGCGACAGAAAGCACTCGACCAGGCTGACATATGGTACAAGAAAGAATTCACTGACTACTCCGACGCTAACATGCTCGACGCCATAATGAAGCAGCTCTATCCTTTCTGGACATACGAGAGTCAGCGCTGGCCATACGTCGCTCGCTCATTCATTCGCAACCCAGGACTGCTCGCCTCCTGGGGTCGCTGGACAAACAACACAGATGAGGGCTATGTGCATGTTCCAGGCACCTCCATCGACATCAACCCTATCAGGGGCACAGTTTGGGGCACCTGGAGCACGCGATTGATGAAGCAGGATTATCCTGAGTACTACGACAACCTCGATGGAATGGGCGGAGCTATTGGCTTCTTTGATGCAGTCAGCCGCTACGGTTTCTACCCCAACGTAGTGTATGGAACCGCTACAGCCATGTTCGGAGGCGAGTCGAGTCAGCTGGGCAATGTCCTGCCATCTCTCTACACCACTCCTCTCAATACTGCCATCGCCTTAGCTCCTGACAACAAAATACTCTCCTTCATCTCCGACCGCGTATTTCCTGATAATTTCCGTCAGTATCTCATCTCCCGCAGTGTGGACGATATGGGCAGTGACGGTTCGCTTATCTACGCAAAGATAAAGTCGAACCTGCCTCTCTTGCCAGAGGAAGAGCTACTCTGGACTGACGCAAAGCAGAGTGTTGCCAAATATAGTGCGCTGTTCGAGCAGCTCGGTTTTGCACGAATGAAGAGTACCAGAGCTCACGAAGTTGCCCAAGCTGCCACTGACTACATCACTCAGAAGTACGGCTATACTGCCGAGCAGCAACTTGAACTCAAGCGTAGAGGTATTAAAATCTGGGACGTTATAGGTGGCCAGGACCCTTGGGAGACGCCACTTTTGCAGGAGCTAGAGTTCTTCAAGTACAGTGGCTCCATCAACCCTATTCTACCAGGCTCAAAGCAGGCTGTATTGAATCGAGTGGAGTTGGCGTGGAATTCTGTTAGGCGATATCAGGAGCAGACAACCTCCGACCTACTTGACCTGCAGCAAGATTTCCTGACTGGCTCCGACCGTGGCCGTCTTGGTCCTGACGATTTCCTCAAGCGAGTCAAGAGTCTGCAGGGTAAGGTGAGAGACTATACAGCAAAAAAGATTGAGGACACTCCTGAAATGGAGCTGGAGTACAGAGTCACCCAGTCCTTTGCGAACAAGGACCCCATGCCTGTTATGAGCCCCTACGATGAGCTACTCGCCATGTACTACTCCATTCCTCTCGAGGAAACCATCGACCCAGCAACAGGCGAGCGGATAACTGACTGGACCAAGTTCATTGCCACTCGTCGCGCAATCGAGGAGGCTATACCTGCTGACGATAAGGCAAAGTGGGACGAGTATGTATCTCGCAACACTATCCCAATCATGCGAGTATACGACAAGACCTACGAGACATACTTTCAGAAATACTATCAGCTATGGGAAGCTGTCCTCAAAACCTATTCTCCTCCTGAACAGCAGCTCATCAACGAGTATTTGTATCTAGAGCGCACAGGGCAGAATCTTGCTCGCCAAGAAGACCTCAAGAATCATGTGTCTGTGAGAGGTGACAGTCTCATTTCAGGTTTCCGCTCACTCGTATCGGGTGAGAGAAAAGCACTACGCTACGCCAACCCACTACTCGATGCTTGGCTCTACTACTGGGGCAAGACAACTTCCTTCGAAACCGACCAAGCAAAGCAAACCTACACCATTCTCGCCCGACAGACAGGAAGGATAATATAATGAATTATACGTAGAGTAATTATTATTATACATCCATACAATTCCATTCATTGCTGCAAACTAGTAAAAGTTGTATACTGATAATAATAAGGGGTGGACCATATGGCTACAGATGTGACCGGAACAGTAGATGAGAAAGACGGTGCCCTTGTGGTTAAGGGTGCTGATGGAGCAGCTGTGAGGTGGGTGAAAGAGTCTGACTTGCTTGCTGTAAAGGGGGGCAAAGAGTCCTTTGAGAAAGAGGCTAAGAGTGCGAAGGAGGCTCACGCAACGGCTGTTGCTGAAGCTACTACCAAACTCGAAGCAGAACGTCAGAAGGCACTCGGCGCTGAGGCTAGAGCAGCTAGCCTGGAAGAAAAGTTACATGCACATGAGGGTAGTGCTGCCGAGCTCGCAAGAGTGAAGGCAGACCTTGAGGCTGCCAAGAAAAGCAGTGAAACACAGGGCTCGCGATACCTGGACCTCCGCAAAGCTGTCCTTGTCTCCACATATGGCATACCAAAGGCGACTGTCGAGAAGAAGACGCTTGCCGAACTGGACGTATATGAGGATGTTCTCAAGTCTGTCATAGGTGATAAGGCAGCTGGCAACTTTGCTGTTGGTGGAGGTACTGGCGGTGCTAACCCGCTCGCGAACAGGAAACCAATGGACTTAGCTGTAGACGCATACAGCAGGTCAAATAAGTAAGGAGGTCACGCTATGGCATGGACTCTTGCAGAACTTAGCAAGATAGAAACTGACCCGCTCCGCAAGTCTGTCATTGACACACTGTTGATGAATGCGAATTTGCTGGAGCTGATTCCCTGGGAGACAATAGGCACACTTGCAACTGCCATTGTGCGGTACAAGGACTTGCCGTCTTTCGGCTACAGGAAGGTCAATGAGGGCTTCAGTGAATCGACCGGCAAATTCGAGCAGAGGGTAGAAAGTGTCAGCTTGGGCGGGTTGGACATCGACACCGACAAGGCTATCGCTCGAGCGAAGAACACGATTGCTGATGCTCGTGCAATACAGCAGACGATGGCACTCAAGTCTGCCGCCTTCCAGTTCAACTGGAAATTCATTGCCGGTAATCCTACCTCAGACCCCGAGGAGTTCAAAGGACTGAGACTGAGGGTGGATGATATAGCAGCTGATGGTTACACTGACCAGAAGATACAGTGTGCAGACTATGATACAGGCATACTGTATGATTCTGCCACCAGCCACTCTTTCCTCAATGACTTGGATAAGCTTGTCTACGCAATTGATGGGCATAATCCAGACTACCTGCTGATGAACAAGAAGTGTCTGCTGGCGGTCAGAGCACTGCTGAGGAAAGAGAAACTGCTCAACAATGCAGCCGACATGTTCGGGCGAACTATCGACATGTACGGGAATACGAGACTGGTAGATATCGGCACGAGAGCTGACCAGACGACCGAGATAATCCTAAACACTGAAACTTCTGCCGGCGTTGCTTCTGGTGGTACTGAGTGTACTTCTATCTATGCTGTCAAGTTCGGCATAGGCGACGAGACCTGGGGCATACAAGAGTACCCGATGGAAGTGACGGACCTGGGCGAGCTGCAGACGGCTCCCAAGTACCGGACACGCATCGACTGGCCTCACGGACTGGCAACAGTCTCTCCTCGCAGCATTGCGAGACTGTACGGAGTGGTGCCAGACTCCTCATCCTGATGATACTGCTGAGACTGTAAAGAAAGGGGAAACGCTAATGGCCTTTGATGCTAATTTAGTTCTGATGGATGGCTCGGTTGTTAGTACGACAGTTACTGACACTCCCGCCATCTCAACAACTCGTGATGCTGCGACTGGTGCTGCGGTGCTGGACCTGCAGGGAACAGGGAAGAATGGACTGGTAGCAGTCATGACGCTCTCTGACCTTGCTGGTGGAGCTGATGCCTATACGCTGACAGCCTATCTACAGGCAAGCGACACTGAGGACATGACCGGCACAGCTACAGGAATTGAGCGGCTAGGCAGTTTCCAGATAGCCTCTGCAACGACCGGAGTGATTATTGGTAGCGAGACACCCAACATAGCGTTGGTATACTTCGCTACCAACAAGCGCTATCTCCGCATCAATGCGACGGTCAGCAATGACTTCGGCTACATCACCGTGCTGGTGACTCGCCACCCATTCATACGACTGTAGAGGGTGAGGAGACAACTGATGCCTGAGAAAACAATAGTCCAAACTCAATACATGCCAGGTTATGTGGTGGAGACTGACCAGAGCGGCAACAGCACCAAGCGAGCGATTGCTGACATGCTGCGGTCAGCTGACATTCCAACTGGCCTGACCTACGAACAGGTGAGTGCCGTCACCACACTGGCGAACCTCTTTGCGGTGCTTGTCCGCACACTCATAGACAGAGGTGTGCTGGACGAGTCGTTCATGGAGGGAAGTGAGTACAGCCTGGACGACCTCATAGAAGCTGTGGAGTCGCTGGGCGGAGCCTATCATGAGCCGGACATTTCGGTGACTTGATAGGAGAAAGGAGTGCGACAGGTAAGGTAGCAGCTTTTGTTTGGGATTCAGTTCTGAGACAAAATAACAAGAAGGAAGTTAAACCATGCAAGCTAAGATTCGCGGCATCAACTCAAACACTGGAGATGAGGTAGACGTAAAGGTTACGCCTTACGGACAGGTACTGACTCTCCCTCCTCAAATCATCTGGACCGCCAAAGGATACGGCTTCCAGGCAATGGCAACGTCGGCTGTTGCGGCACTTGTAGTCCGGCCCACCACGACTGCAATGGTGACGTTGTACAATAACAGCACCGACAAGAACCTGGTCATTGAGCGAGCGTTTGGGCATAATCTGGTGGCTGCCGCTCAGTCGGATTATGGACTGTATCTGTGCAGCCATCCGGCTGGAATGACTGCCCCGACCAACGATATTACTATTCGCAACAGCACGAATGGAGTTGCAACCAGTACCGCTGGCATCATGGATGTGGGAGCGACTGTTGTGGATAATGGCTGGTTCCCATGGGGCAGCTCCTACACGACCGTCACTGTCACGACTCCTGGCGGATTGCTGGAAGCTGTTGTTGGAGGCCGGATTATAGTGCCTCCGACTGGTGGCATATCATTGCAGGTGGTAGCATCTGTGACTGGTGCCACCTTCACATGCGGCTTCCACTGGTTCGCAGTTCCCACCACTGAACTTCCTGTCGGATAGGACAACCTGGTCTGTAGTCAGGTAGTGGTAGGGGGTAGAGGGAAGTAGTCTTCTACCCCCTATCACACCCACAAGATGAGGAGCGTAACATGATTCCAGAGATGAACAAACTGAACCAGGCGAGTGGTCCTGACCAGATAAAGGCAACTATGGCTTCCTGCATTGCAACGGAAGTTAAGAATGGCCGACCGCAGGACCAGGCTGTTGCGATATGCGGAGAGATGATGAAGAAAAAGATGGCTCCAGCTCAGTCACCTCCACCTCAGAACATGATGGGGCAGGTGTAGCATGACATATGCTAGGAGCTTTAATATAGGTGTGCCGAGAGACGAGACTGATGGAGTGCTGACGAACCTGCCAGCGCGCACTACTACGGCAGGGACTGAGTTGCAGGTGGTGGTCGCATCTACACCTTGCAATCACCTGCATATTGTATCCAAACCTGCAAATACAGGTGCGGTCTATATTGGCGGGTCAGATGTGTCGAGCACACTCTGCACAGAAATTCTGAACCCTGGCGAGAGCTGCGACATTCCTATCGACGATGCGAATAAGGTGTACTTTGATGTGGCAGTGACAGGCGAGGGAATTTTTGCAGGGTATCTGAAGTAGGAGATAACGATGCCTACGAGTGGAATAGTAAAGTACACACCAATCAGTCCTTCGCAGAGTATTCTGCCAGCTGCTGATAATACCTATGATTTGGGTAGTGCTGCGAAGTCGTGGCGGAGTATCTATGTGGATACGCTGGTCTATGCGACGTCGGTGGCGGGTGACTGGAAGCCGAGTGCGGACGACACATATTATCTTGGCTCTGCAACATTAGGCTGGAAGGGATTGCACCTGCCAGACACTTTCATCACCGATGATGCCGGCGTAGTCAAGGTCCGCAACAACGCCGATGGCGCCTATGTGGGGCTCCGTGCCGACCACATCGGCCTGGCCCTGTCCGACATTGACCCGCTGGTTGGCCTGAAGTACAGCGAGACATTTGGCACTCAGTCTGACTCTATTTATGGCGGTCAGTTGAACACCATTCTGAGCCAGACAGTGGGGGATTACACCGCAACGGCTCATGGATTCGAGGCTATCGTGCGCTGCGGTGCGGGCAACACCCAGAACTGGACGAACACGGTTGGCATGTACGGCGGCGTGTTCCTCACCAAGGTAGACGCAGGCGCAACCGGAACCATAACCGGGATATCTACTCTCATTGCCAGACTGGATGATGCAGCCGAGGCTGTGGCTGGCGCCATAGTCACGGATTACATTGGCGTGGATGTGCGGGACGCTACCGGCACAGGCCGCATCACTAACAATTACGGCACCAAGATCGCGGCGCTCACCCGTGGCGGCACGCTCAACTGTGCTCTGTACATCGACACACCATCAGGGGCCGCCAGCAACTACGCCATCTACAGCACCGGTGGTCATTACCGGCTTGACGGTGCGATTGATAACGGCACCTATCTCAACTGGTACAACTCCACTGGTACCGCACGCTCAGTAATCTACATGGACACTGACAACAAGGTGTACATTCGCAGTGCTGATGGCACGATGCGTCTCAATAACAACGTAGCTCAGGACATCCATATGTGGGGCACCGTGGGCACCGGGCGCAGTCTGCAACTGCTGGGGTCTAACGCTGCTGCCGGGGCCGGGAACATAGCTGATTCTCCCACACTGAAGCTGTCGGCGTACTACCGCACTGACGGGGATGTGAACACCGAGTGGGGGCTGGACATCCTGCACGACATGGTGACAGGTGGAGCTGCTCCGAAATCACAAGCCAAGTTCAGCATCAATTCTGTCCTGGGATTCTATCTGGAGAACAACAACGCGACAATGGCTCTCTGTGTTCCTCCTACCCTCCGCACAGACAGCGGAAATATGACATTGACACCCGCCTCAAATCTGGTTCTAAGCGGTGGTGGCAATCTGGTGCTCTCTGCTGGCTCAAATTTGGTTTTGAGTACAGGGCAGGGTATTCAGGTTGCTACCAGTACCGATGGGCAGTATGCCAACCTCCTTGCCAGGGATGTTGACGGGGCAGCGTTCGTGGAAGTTGCCCGCTGGCAGAACGCCAATGACCCCTTCTTCGGGGTTGGCTTGTCTCAGGAAACCAAGTTTTACGCCTCTGGCTATGCGGAGTGTCAGGCGTTGAAACTGGCCCGAGATGGCGGAGCATTCGTCGGTGCAGCCGGGTTCACCACCACCGCTAGTGCCAACCTCAAGAACAGCAATGACACCGAGAAGTCTACCGTTGCCACTGGCTACACCAAGATTAAGGAGATCAAGGTCAAGGCGACCGTGCCGGGCTTTCGCATCACCTTCGAACTCAAGACAGCAGGCGGAGGTGCAACGGCAACCGGGCGGGTGTACAAGAACGCTGGTGCAATAGGAACCGAGCAGACCGATGTGACAGGTGGTTACGTGACCAAGAGCGAGGACCTGACTGGCCTGGTGCCCGGAGATTTACTGCAAATCTACGCTAAGACCTCTGATGCAGGGCAGGCGGCCTACGTCCAGAACATGCGACTGCTCTATGACATCGCCTTGGACACCACGGCGTTGCTGGTAACCAATCAAGACCCGTAGAAGTGAACTAGGAGCGAACAATGCCGACGATGAAGGGTAAGGACATACTCACTTCGGGCCAGTCCATGATAGCTCAGAGGATTCTGGACACGGAGAAAGCAGCGGCGATCACAGCCCGGAAACCGTATAACAGGACCAAGGCGCAAATACTGAGCGTGGTAAGTACCAAGCCCATCGCAATAAACCCTATCCAAAAGGAACCGTTAACAGACGCAGGAGGAGTAGTTAAGTAGATGGAACTCACAGTCAAGGAAAGGATCATTTTGCAGCAGGTGCTGCCAAAGGCTGGCAAGGACTACGTGACACTGGCCCTGGCCGAGCAGCTGATGAAGAAGCTAGTCTTTACAGAAGCTGAGATTGAGGAGATTGAGCTTAAGGCAAATGATGCAGGCGGGCTGGCATGGAAGGCATCTGCTCCTGACTTCACTATTCCGATGGGAGTCAAGACTGTCGAGATAGTGAAGAAGGCCTTGCTGGAAATGGAAAAGGCTGACCCGCCCAAGCTTACTGTTGACCACCTGAGTTTGTACCGGAAATTCGTCGGCACGCCTGCAGTGGAAGATTAGTCAGTCACACCAGTCAATGGGGGTACTGTAGGATGAGAAGTATTAGTGCGGGACTATTGACAGCACAGCGGAGTGCAACAAGAGTGCCCTATATCTATGCTCGCTTTTCCTACAGTACCAACAGCTACATCTACACCACCCACACCACAAACTCTATACTGTCAGTGAATGACTACGAGGAGCCGTTCGGTGGAATGGCAGTCATCACCATTGACAACTTTGACCAGGCTCTCTCAGCTCTCGACTTGAGAGGGTATCAGCTGGACCTGGGGTATGGATTTGTTACTCCGTCTGATGAGTACTCTAATACTAGGCGACTGTGGGTGCTGTCACAGCGGACAGTTTCTGTTGAGGGTGGGCTGGCAGTTGAGTTCACCTGCTTTGACGACTGGTACAAGATGGCACAGTCAGGGTTAGTCTCAGCAGGTGATGTGGTAGTGGGGACTATTGTGAATGGTGCAGATTTTGTACCTGGCGAGACCGTCACAGGCCAGACGTCGCTCAATACTGCTACACTAGTCTCGGTTGGTGAAGGCTTTATTCAAGTCATCAACAAGTCGGGTAGCTTCACTGTTGGTGAGATTGTTGCAGGGGCTGTTGGGAGATGCTCGGGTGTAGTGAGTCAGACAGCCATATCAGCAGCTGCTGGTGGAGTGTGGAAAGAGAACACTACAATCCTGGCCATACTTACCTCTATCCTGTCGACTCTCACAGGTATTGTGGGTGGAGTGGAGCTGGACTCCGACGACACTGCAAACACCATCAACACTTACCAGCCACTCCTCTACACACCCACAGCCGCACCCATTAGAGGTATTGTGAGACAGCTGCTACAGATGTCCTCTTGTGGTGCACGGCTGGAGAATGATGATAAGTTGCATGTGCTGTATTTGGACACAGCGGCAGTAGCTGACTACTCCTACCAGACCACCCATGTTTTCTTTGCGGAGAGCAAGGAACAGTCTATTATCATTCCGAATACTGTGGTCTTTGTAGACAAGATGCCTGACAGCAATACAGCGGCTACATATGCAGGTACAGCTAATGATGCTGTCTCGGTTGCGCGTATAGGTACAGTCACGACTATAGAGGTTGACCCCACTATTACGTCAACTGGAATTGCTACAGCTAGAGCCACTGCCTGGATTGCGCAGCGAGTTGCTGAGGCTAATCAAGGGAAGATAATTGCTCCCATGAATGTGCAGCAGGAACTGTATGATATGGTGCAGGTGACTGATGCACGCGCCAATCTTGTTACAAAGGGCAGAGTTGGTCGGATTGATAGGAAGTACGATAAGAGAACTGGAGTCTATAATGTTGAGTTGCAGTTGGGCGGCATCGTGTCGAAGCTGGGCCAGTTCGGACTGAACTCTCTCATCAGCGACCTTAACGACCTCACCACTCACACTGACCCGACCGAAGTGACATTTGCTCCTGACTACTCATGGGACTACACGATTCCAGCTGCTGTTCAGGGGTATCAACACTCTATTACCTTTGCAGCTAGTGCATATAGAACAGTTGGGGTGACTGCAGGCACAGTCAAGTTCTATGACGGCACTACTCAGTCTATCACCCACATCGCAACTAGTCCGGCAGACGCGACTCCAGCAGCCTCCTGCACACTGCCTGACTCGACCGCACTGTACTATGTGTACTTCGACCTGGATAATGCCACTCCGACGAGGCTGTTGGTGACAGCTGACTACGTATCAGTGATGGACGAGAAGACTGGACTGGTGTGTGCTGTGAAGGGTGGAAGTACTGCTGACATCAATGCTATGGTCATTCCCTCCAGAGGCAAAGAGCCGCTCATTACTCCTGACATCATACATATGAGTGGGCTGGTCAGCTATGACTTTGGTGGTGGCAAGAAGATACCAACTATCTATACAACCGAAGTTTCAGCCGGACATCTAAAGCTGACTGCTGATACTGTCAAGGACGGGCTGTGGTATAGTCAGTCTGGAGTGGATATTTCTGCCACCACAGGTATCAATATCTACGGGACTGCAAATGCCCTCACCACTCGCGCAACACAGGCCGGAACAATACAGTGTTACGTAGGAGCTGATGGCTGTATATATGCAGGTGCAGGTGCGATTAGGCTAGACGCAGCTGGGCTATCTATGATTGGAGCTAGTGGTATCTGCACATTCTACTACGATGCCTCTACTGCAGTTGGCCTTATGTATTGCAGTGGAGTAGGTGCTGCGAAAACTTGGAGCATATTGTGTAAGACTGACCCTACAGTCCACAACATGCTGATAGGTTCAATCGGCGGCATAGTCACTACAAGAGGGAATTGGCTTCCTGGCGATACAACTGAACAGCTGGGTGATAATACCTATCCGTACTATATGGTATGTGCGGAAAGACTGAAGGCAAAGACACTCATAGAACTCTCCCCGACAGTATCTGCTCCAGCCTCTCCTGTTGAGGGGATGCTGTATAGTGATACCGACCATAGTCTCTACTACCACAACGGCACAGCCTTTGTCGCTCTCTCAACAGGCAGCGGAGGTATCCCTGACCCTGGCAGCGAGACAACCGGAGACTTGCTGGTATGGGATGGGTCGGCGTGGGTGAGCTCACTACCAGCCATCTCATCCTTTTCTGGTGCTGTCGATACTGTCTATCATAATACTACTGGCCATGCTGTGATGGTGGAGACTGCAGTTATCTGTCAGCAAATATCAGCCGCCAACAACTTTGATGGTGCCTCCTTCATCATACTCAAGAAGGGCCCAACTAACGGAGTTGCAAATACTGTCTCGACTGTCGGCATTATGGTGAATACAGCTGCGTCCAAAGTCACTACAAATGACAGTATTGTAGATAAATTCAGTATCGCGCTATTTGTGCCTGCTGATTGGTACTACAAGTTCGAATCGTATATTGCTGGTGATGGTCAGACGCCTACTTTTGGCACTTCCGTATTTCTCACTACTCTATAGTTAATTGAAGGGAGACTTGAGTGGATATAGCTATTAGACAATCCGAAGTTCGTGCAGCTCACCAAGCACTCGTACAGGAGATTCAGATGCTCGACCTCCAGCGGGCTGAAAAGGTCAATGAGGCGCTGAGATTCGAGGGGGAGCTGAGATTGCTGGCAAGTCTGCTGAAGGCAAAACCTAATGTGTAGATGGCGGAAGAGGCAGCCACCAGTCCTGACTCATCCTGAAGAGCCTCCCGACCCTGCTCAGACTCTTCTCGCCATCTCCATTCCGGCAATCTTTGGTGCATGGATGGAGAGATATGCTGTACCTGTGCAGTATAGAGAGGATTGGGAGGCTAGCATCATCATACAGGTCTATGATGCGTGGCCGCAGTCAATGGTAGATGGAGGCTTGAATCCTGCAACACCAGGCGCTACCTGGAGTGACGGCACAGTCAGGCACCTGGCATGTCTAGCTCCGTGGTTCAACCCTGGCGTAATTGCACACGAGCAGGCGCATAACAGCTACTCATTCCTTCACCAGTCACTCAAAGACACATGGCCAGCAGCATTGCAGTCTGTGATGAAGAATAGGCTGGTGCAGCTTGTCTATTCTCTGCATCCCTATGCAGCCAGCAGTCCCGTTGAAGGCCACGCTGAGCTGTACAGATACCTCGGAGACAAGGTGCCGGAGAAACTGAAGCTCTACTACCCGAAATTATATTAGGAGGTACTTACTGTGTCAATGGAAGTCTGGGCAATTCTGCTAGGGTTTGCTGTCCCTGCCTTTGTTACATGGCTGAAGAGGTGCAGCTGGACCACAGCGCAAAAGGCATTGCTGGCAGTCGCAGTGTCGGCAGCGGCGGCTGTCGGGCAGGAGGTGGTGCAGCTGATAGCTATTGATAGTCCTATCTCACTCAACTCAATCCTGCGCGACTCAGCAATCATCTTCGCCACGGCATCCACGTTCTACACCACCATCTGGGAGAAGGTGGAGGGCAAGGTAGAGGCAAAGTTGAAGCCGCCTGCGCAGGTAGTGTAGGAACGTATGGATGCGGAACTAACTAAAGGAATGTTAGCACTTGGCGTTGGACTGGGTAGTGGTGCTGTAGGCGCACTTGCAACGCACATTACCTACAAGCGCAGACAGGCTACAGAACTTGTAGAGCGCCGCAAGGAGAGCACTGCTGCATCCATACGTCAGGCAGTGAGCGAGGCCGTATCACTATCTATGGAGCGGCATCTCGGCACCAAGAACGGCGAGATACGGCAGGACATAGCGGACATCAAGGCGTTTATGACTATGGTATGTCCTAAACAGCATATCGCATTGGACAAGCGAGTAGACGCTATTGAGGTCACTGCCGAGGATGCGCTGAAACAGGCTACTGAGACGGCAGGAAAACTGGACTATCTCAAATGACCTGCCCGAAGTGTCTGAAATTCACAGCAAACAGTTCCGGCCTGTGTTACTGGTGCCAGCACGATCTAACCCCGCCAGTCACAGTGCATTACTATTACAGTCATCCAGCCGGTACACCTGCACTACTATACTATAGCATGGAGTAATGACATGGGCAAGACACTCACAACATATCTGTCAGACCTTCGACTGGACCTGAAGGACTCGGGCGCTGTATGGTCAGACGCAGAACTCACCCGCTGTGTGGAGAGGGCTGTAGCTGACCTCTCCCGATTCATACCTAGAGAACTGCGGAAAGATGTGACTGTTGATGCAGAGGTCACAGCTGAATCCTTCACCACACCTGCTGTCACCTCAGCCACCTCCATCGTTAATGCGAAGAACATCTCAGCATCTGTAAGTGGAGACACCTGCACTCTTGCCTCAACTGTTCCAGATGTACCGAGGCCAGTACTGGTTACAATCACTGACTCCAACAGCTCCATCTCCAAGCTGACCCTCATAGTCAAAGGTTATGACGAGGACTCGAAGTATGTTGAGGAGAGCTTCTATTTGGGCGGTGGGCTGGTCCAGACCGGCCTGGTATACTTCTCTTACATTACTGAGGTTGAGATTGACGAGATAGCTGGTAATGGTGCCAGTGATGTGCTGAGTGTAGGAGTAGGGACTCATTTAGGCGTGTTCGTCAGTCTGGCAAACAAGCCAATCAAGGTCGATACTGCTGCCATCACCAACTATACTCTCGACACCGACTACATCATGGACTATGCAGGCGGCAGGATAGCCATGAAGTCTGGCGGTACTATGGTCGCCTCAACTGCCTACTCTATTGCCTATACAAAGAGCCGCCTTGCCATCGACCTGTCAGCGCTTCTCCGCGACTGCATCAGAGTAGAGCGAGTCGAATATCCTGTGGGCTCTGTTCCGCAGGACTTCTCTCAGTTCGAAGTGTGGGACAATGTGCTGACTCTTACTGGCGGTGTACAGTCGCAGGCAGAACTGTCTGACGCAGAGCATCTTATCATCTACTACCTCGCCTCTCACATCTCACCTTCCACACGAGCAGCCGCAACCTATCCAGCTGTACTAGACTGCACAGTTGAGCTAGCCGCCTCTGCCTATGCACTGTTCATGAAGGCGCTGCAACTTGAGCAACAAGCACTTACTGACCAAGCCAGCGCAAGAACAGCCCTCACCTCACTCACCGACATACATAGTCAGATTGTGACAGATAGGGGTAGTGTGAGGACTATTCTTGGCACCCCACTCACTGACACTCACGCACTTGCAGTAGCTGCATTCGCGAAGGTAATTACCTATCTTGAGGATAACACGAATGAGAATGCGAAGTACTGGCTCACCAAAATCACAACTGACATACTTGGACTGCGAACAGCTATCCTCGCTGCAGTTAACGCTGCCAGCACAGCAGCAGGCAAAGTAGAGACTGTCTCACTCGATAAGGCCACAACTGGAGCTGAGCCAGTTCTTGATGCAAGTGCAACCCTGATAGATACTGGCGACGACTTCATCAATACTGTCAATGTTGGAGCTAATGTGGCGGAGAACTACACCGCCATGGCACAGGCGAAGGCTACTGTAGCCCAGATGAGAATTGCCGCAGCCTCTGCCCGCCTCAACAACGCCACAGCCTACATTCAGGAAGCCAATTCTCGCATTGAGTTGCTGAACAGCTACGTCAACCAGGCGATAGGCGGCTGGGGTGCAGTTGCTCGCATCTTCATCGAGCAGGGGTCGGCATATTTACTGCAAATAGAGAAGCGACTCCAGGCCGCAATCGCATATCAAGCTGCAGCTGACAGTGGCATAGCTGACCTCGACCGCTACATCCAGACAGCCACAACTTACCTTGCCGCAGCTACTTCGTGTCAGGCCGCTGCCGACCGGCTCAATGCAGAAGGTGCTGAGAGACGAAATGAAGCGTGGGCAATCTGGGGAAGTCCTCACCAAATCGCACCTACCTACACTCTCGGTCAGCGGAGTCAGTAGAGACAACTAGAGCCAGACAAGACCACTTCCTGCCTGGCTCTAACTCTCACCCTCATGAGCTGCTAGTCTACTTCCATCTACTTCCCTTATCCACCTGAAACGGCATCCTCACAGGCGCGAGACTCTCCAGCTCACTAATTGGAAAGACTATATCACCATCACAAGTAATCGAGTCATGGACCTGCACAGCTAGTGGTAGATGCTTTTTTGCGCATATAATCAGCGCCCTCTTCATCACCTCACCATCACTGCCCAGTATCGGGTAGTTCACACCCTTTCTTCCCATCGACTTGGTGTCTATCTTGCCCCACTTGGTCAGCTCTTCCGGCACTGCTATCTGCCGCCCGAACAGAGTTGGTAGCGCTTTGCTAGTTCTCAGTGCATACTTCTCCGCCGCTATCAGCCATTGTGCTGCGTCAGGATATGCGTCCAGCCAATCATCAATCAGCTCCATGCACCACTTGATATTAGTTGTTCTGAGCTTCTGCGCCAGCACCCTCTCATCCTTCCCGTACGGAATGATGAAGTTCACAGCCTTCGCAATCGGGCGAGGTTTTCCAATCTTCTTCGCCGTTGACGCATGGATGTCTCCTCCATCCTTCCCCTCATAGTACACTTGTTGCATTTCTCGGTCTCCTGAGAAGTGCATCAGAATTCTCAGATGCTCCTGAGAGTAGTCGCCTGTTGTGAAGACTCCGCTGTCCGGCACAAAGATGTGTCTCACATCTACTCCAACCTTGCTCTTCTCTGCCGGAATGTTCTGCATGTTGAAGTCGCTGCTCTTCGTCCTCCCGACCTCTGTGTCTAGTCCGTAGTTCGTGTAGAGCCTGTCCTTGCCTCTCAGTGGATAGAGGTACTTGGTGAGGATACTGGTGGCCCTCTTATACCCTAACACTGCTGCCGCTATAGGGTCATCGACTAATTCCAGCGTATCCTCATTTGTCATCAGCTGTTTCCTGGACTTGGTGAAAGGGAGGAAATTGCCTCTCTTCGCCAGCACATAGCCTGTCTGCTGCCCACTCCCTGGATTGAAGTCATGTTGCTCACACAGTCCACGATAGAAGTCTCTGTCGCTCTCCATCTTCAGTTCTAGCTTCGCCCGAGCTGCTTCGTCTATCGCCAGACCTCTTTGACTCATGTCCACCAGCACTGGCACGACTCCACTCTCTACTGTCATGTAGTCATCCGACAGTCCCTCAATCGCATCGACTTGTGGCTTGAAGTTGTGGTACAGGTCTAGTGTCACCATAGCATCGTTAGCACACTTCGCTGCCACCACCTCAGCGGGTAATTGCAGCATCGTACTAACTCCGTACTCGTCCAGCAGTTCCTTCGCATCCTGTGCCACTCTCCCTATATGCACCGCCAGTTCTCCCACCGCCGCCTTAGTATGCCCAAGTATCCGTGCCATCACCAGCACGTCCACTATATTCGTCTCGTCAACCTGGAAATGCTGAAAGATGAGTGGCTGCACCCTCACATCAAACATCACATTAGCGTACACTTTGAGAATAGCTGGGTTCTGCAGCAGTCCCGACAGCATCTCCAACTCACTGTCTTTCTCAGGATACGAGCTGAACCACCACGCTTCAGTAGGTGACACTGCAATCGCAAACCCTATCGGCAGCCGTTCTTTCAGACTGATTGTTTCTGTATCAATAGCAATAATAGGTGGCGGCGAGGTGACAAGCTGTTCCATCATCAGCCGCTCCGATTGTAGCTGATGTCCGTAATAAGTTACAGTCATGCTACCTTCCTGAACACAATCAAGTCTTCTTCGTCCACTGTGTCTAGTCCAGCTGCTCTATTGATAGCGCTGTACCCTCCGCCTCTTGCATACCACTGGAATCGCTCCTCCGTCACAAACCCAATTCTCTCGCAGTCCCTTATTGTCCTCTCCGCTTGCATCAACCTCTTCCCTCCCTCCATATGGTCCTTGATGATGATAGTCATAGTTCCTCCCGCAGTCAGACTATCATAGACTTTCTTATAGAACTGCTCCACCTTCTGGTGATACATGAAGGTGTTGAGGTTTGTGAAGTTCCTCATGTCCTCCGAGTACTCAGCCGCATGAGTATACCCCAAGTCCTTACTCGTCTTATCCATCGCGCCCTTCTTCTTCAACCCCATCGGGTAGGGCGGGCTGAAAATTGCATGGTTGCAGAAGTCCTTTATCGGCAGCACACTAGCCGCATCGCCTGGTATCAGCACAGTCAAGTCCTCAGCTGCAGGATAGGTCTGCTTTATGCCGATCAGATTCAGCCCAATTGTGTCTACAAAGGTATCGACCAGTTCTATCATAATCACCTTCCTGTTGTGCGTTGCGGCTACCATGATAGTTCCAGTCCCTCCGAACGGGTCGAGAATTGTCTCCCCCTCCTCACTCACATACAGCACCAGCTCCTCCACCGCCAGCATATTTGCCTTCGCCACATGCTCAGCAGGGTCAGTGTAGGGGAACAGCTTTCGTCTCAGCTGCGTATCGTGCGGGAAGAGAATCCTGCCCTTCTCATCTCTTCCGTACTGTTCAGCAAACACCCTACTCATGACTTCATCCAATCCTTTACCGACTCTCGTATTTCCCGCAGTTCCGACACCTCGAGGTCCAGCTCGTCTATCCCTTGCACATCTTTCAGCACATGCAGCACCAGCTCATACAAGTCCTCCTCATCATACTCACCATGTATACTCTGTTGACACCTAAACAATCTCATAACTCTACTCCAATCATGGTCAGCAACTTCTCCGCAGCCGCCTTCCCTATTCCATCTACCCTCATCAGCTCCTTCACACTTGCAAAGGACAGGTCGTACAGCGAATGATAGCCCGCCTTATACAGTGCTGTCGCTCTCTTCTCCCCCACATCACATCTGTTGATTATGCTCAGCGCCATCAGACTTCTGATAAAGGGATTCTGCTGCCGTATCGACAGTTTCTTCCCCTCCTCATCATACTCACCTAGCGTGATGCGAGGGATGTAGTAGCGGTTCAGTGTAGTGTGAGAGTCGAGAGGTTTCTGAGTATTGTGGTATACAGACACTAGCAGCTTCGCTGTCCCTACATAGTTCCATGTATTGAAGGTTGCAACCCCAGCCTCTTTCAACCTATAGTACCACGCGAACAGCTTATCCGCACTCACCTCATACGAGTGTTCGTTAAAGATATAGCCATTCGCGGCTACAGAATAGGCAAAGAGTGTATTGGGTCGCGCCTGCAACCTCACACTAATGCTCTCGATGCTCTTGTCGCGTCTGGTGATAGGTGCATCTGATATCACCCCTTCCACAACCATATTACTGACATCGGCCGAGCAGTAGTATCTCCTCAGCTCATCTTCCATACTGTCGATATTCCCCAGCAACTCACCCGCCTGAACTCTGTTGAACTGGATAGTCTTCGTCTCGTCGCCACCGAAGTAGTAGTCAGCTCGACTCGACTGGTTGAGTGGAATCACTGTCACGTCGACTGACTGTTTCAGCAGTCTCACAATATCGTCAGGCTCAGCTACATCAACCAGCAGCACCTATGCCACCTCTTCTAGTCTGTAGATTTTGTAGACTGCATCAGGGAACAGCTTTTGCAGACCTCTCCTAGTCTTCGCGCACTCTCTATATATGTCTGCGTAGACTCTTGATGGGTCAGCATCCAGCCTGCACACTGAATTCTGGCCACTGAGCATATTGTGATATACCAGCACATACAGAGTCTTCTTACGCATCGCTCATCATCTCCTGCAAC